TGGCAGGATTCTGAGCGCCGTTCGATGCGCGCTGAACATAGCTGACAGTCACAATGAACTGGCCAGCCGTCAGAGTTGCAGTGCCAACAGCCACCCGGACATAAACCGAGGTGTCAGCAGAGGTAGAGGTCTGCCAAGCAGCCTGGGTTGCAGCCGTTGCCGTACCACGGAAGCGACCACCAGCCGTGGTAGCAACCGCCGCCATAAGCTCGGCGCCACCAGAAGTGCTGCCAACAGAAACCGTGGTCGTGCCAGCCGTGGCGGCGACAGTCTGATCCACAGTAATATCAACAATCTGAGAGCCTTGCGGAATCTTGAACACCAAAGCGTCAACATTTCCAACGACATCGCCGGTCAGGTCGCCGCTGTTGTAGGACTGAGCCAGGACAACGAGGCCGGTATTGCGACCAGCGCCTTCGCGCACTGTACCGGAACGAACTGGACCGGAGAACGTGGTAAAAGCCATTTTACCCTCTGCACATCTAAGCCCTACTGTTTGTGCTGATCTGCCGGGACAGTCAGCAGGGCCGGATTACCCCGGTGGCGTAGGTATTATGCCTGTCTTCAAAGCATTCCTGCAAGAGAAATGTTTAGAAGACAGGGGGATTTCTCCCCCTGCCCGGCTATTAGGTTGAACCCGGAGAGCCAAAGATCCCCAGGGGATCAGAGACCCCGAAGGAATAACGCTCACGAGCCTTGTACCGGGCGTTGCCGGTATCAAAGTCGCCGTCCATGGAAGTCGCCAGCGGAGAGCGCACAAAGTGCTTCATGCCGTTGGGAACATCCGTGGTCAGGAACCAAGCGTTCGGGTCGGTCAAGAAGTGGTTGACCGTGTAGCCTTCCGGGATGGACCCGTTAGACTTGATCGCGTTGATGTCGTTATCAGCCGTGCCAGTACGGAGTTCCGTTTCCAGCAAGCGGGTGGCAACGAACATATTCGCGGGCGGGATGATCAACTTGCGCGGGCGAGCCGCGATGAGCAGACCGCGTTCATCCGTCCACGCTGCAATCTGAATGACCGCCGCCTCAAGGGAGGTTTCATTCAAATCCGCAGCCGTGGCAGGACGGTTGCTGTTGTAGCCGCCAGACACAAGCGGGTGCGCCGTGCTGAACAGGGTCACGCCGTCACCAGAGTTATAGCTGGTGAAGCCGTTGTTCAGCGGATAAGCCGCCTTGACCTGCTTCGTGTACGCCATAGAGCGCGCGAGCGCCTTGGTGTAACGGGCAGAGAGACTGTCGTACAAATTGTCTTCCATCGCTTCTTCAGTGATGGAGAACCCATACGCGATGGTCTCATGCGTATAACGCGCGGTCCAGGCTTCCTGGCCGTTGTCATACGCAATCGCAGCGCCTTCGTTCTTGACGGGGGCAGCAGCGAAGCCAGACAGCTTCACTTCTTCTTCAAAGGAACGCTCCGAGGTTTCGGTCTCGTAGATTTCCTTATGCTCCTCAGCGTACCGCTTGTATTCCAAACCGAACAGAGCGTTCAGACCCGGAAGCAGTTCCTTGAGTAGCTGTGCGCGACTAATTGCCATAGGTCACAGCCTCCTTTACGACGCGGCGGTCCCGGCGGAGCCGGTATTGCCAGTGCGGTGGAAGTGCGTGTTGATACGCACGATGACATCGGTGTACGCATCACCAATGCTGCTGGTCGTGCTGTTGACGAAATCAACAATGCGAACCGGCAGGGTGTTGGTCGTAGCGATGCTGGAGGCGTCAAGCGCAACACCAGAATTGATGTTGGCGCCGGAGTTACCAGCAACCGTCTGGATCAGAGCCGCGTTGCAGCCCAGAGCCGTTTGCGCGAGGGTATCGTCAGCCTGGATCTGGAACAGCGCGTCCGGGTCATCCACGACATAGCCCTGGATGTCAGAGGCAGTGTTGCCGGAGGTGTAGTTCTGACGAAACACCTTCCCGTAGGTCGGGTCGGTGAACGTGCAGCCCACAAACACACCAACAAAGCCAAAGCCGCCACCCGTAGAGGTAACAGTCGTGGCAGTGGTGGTCGCATTAAAGCGCGCCAGATAACCACGGGTAGAACCCGTGTTGGTGATGATCACCGGATCACCGTACTGAATGTTCACAGCGTAGCTGGCAGGAATCGCATAAAGGCGAGTCGAACCCGCAAACCCTTGACCACCCAGCAGGTTAATCGGGCGAAGCCCGTACGGAGCAAGCGTCGAAGCCATATTCCGTTACCTTTCTAGGATTTGGTTGAGAATACAGGACAAGAGATTATTCCCTTGGCCCACGGCCGAACGTGGTCCGAGAGGAACGCTCTGGTTTCAGCAGCGGCATCCTCGGATCGTTCTCGCGCATAAGGTTGTTGTCCACGCTATCCATCTGCTGCTGCGCCATATTCCCGTAATAGGCCTCGCGTTGCTTAGCCATGTGTTCCGGGATTTTGCAGAGAAGGAGACCACCAACCTCGACATTGCCTTTGAAGCGTCCGTCTTGGTTGCTGTACAGCATAAGCTCAGGATGATCCTCAGCACGAACAGGCACATAGCCTTCGCGTAGCTGTTTGCTGACATTGGTGTTATCCGCATTGTTCATCATAGATGTACGGACCCAGCGGTAGACATACCCAGGCTCGGGCTTAGGATCAGGAAGGATCGAAGGGGGCTTCCATGAGGTGGGCCGAAACTCGTGGTCTCGGGTCTCAAGGTCGCGGGGGGTGCGGTCAACCATTTGAACCGTAATCCTTCATGTACTGAGCCACATATTGCTCTGGGGTTAAGCCGAAGCGGCGCGCCAGGGATACCTGGGTTGGGGTTAGACGCACTTTGCTGACTGTCTTTGTGGTCCTGCTTGCGGGTGCCACAACAGTCGAAGCTCTGGCCGTCACGTCAATTTCCGGCTCAGGAGATTTGAAGTACTCCGGGAAGCGCTTTTGAACACGCTTGTTAATCTCATCGAAGTACTGATCGCTTGTCGGATCAATGCGCCTATCGCGGATCAGCATGTCACTGACTGCGTAAGCATAACCCGTCATTTCTTTCTCAAGCTCACCATTGGCTTCAAACCACTGGTTCTGAGATGCCCAGGCAACAGCCTTGCTATCAGGCTGTGGTTGGCGTTTTGGAGCCTCATACCTAGGCTCTTCATATGCTGGCGGCACATAGGTTGAATACCGCTCATGCTCATTGACCAGCCTCTGCAAGCGCTCCTGATGTTCAATGAACTGGGAAGTTTCACCAGCTTCCCAGGCCTCCTTCATCATGCGCTTGGTGGCATTGATCTCGGATTCAGCCCGTGTCTTGGCCTGATCAACAGCGAACTTCTCTGTGTTGCCAGCCAACTGCCGGAAGCGCTTGTTCTCTTCAACAAGCCTTTCCGCAAATTTCAGAGCCTCATCACGCTCTTTGGCCGCAGCTTCTTTAGCCCGCCGCTCAGCGTGGGTCTTGAAGGACATCTCCTTAATTCGACGCTGAACATCTTCCTTGTAATGGGAGATCTCATCATCGTTGACAGAGATATCTTCATCGCTCTCGGTCTTTTCTGGTGCGACATACTTGCCCCGGTCTTGTTCCGGGGTGTCGTCCACCACTTCAACCTCAAACTCTTTATCTTCGTTTTGGGTCTCGCTCATGCGCGTGAAACTCCCCGGGGATCTTCAACAACCGCTTCAACGGTGTCGTCATTGATCAAACGGAACTCGCGGCCATGGATCCTGATCCGGGTGCCGCTGTATGCACGGAAGACGACCCAATCGCCTTCTTTGCACCAAGGTCCGTTGGGGAATTTCTTTTCGTCCTGATAGGCGAGATCACCCAGCTTCAGGACAAACCCTACCACAGTGGCAAGGGATTCATTGGTACGGACCTGATCCGGCAGATAAATGCCGCCATCGGTCTGTTCTTCCAGAACTGGAAGCGCAATCAACATCTTAAAACCTTTGGGTTCCGGGAGTTGCTTGGCTCCTCGGACTTCTCCTTCAGGCATTTTAATATCTACGTTTAGCATATTCATCCTTTGGCGCACTGTCAGGGTCGTGCGATACCCAGCACCCACAATGGGCGATTAGTCTTGCTCTTTCAGTTTCTCATTTAGATCGAGCAATTCTCTTTCGGCTTTCGCCAAACCTTCAATGATACCAACAAGATACCTGTAGTCTGCCCAATCGGCGGCAGACCCAGTGGCAATATGATCAGCACAGTCATTCATGAGTGTCCTGATCTTTGACCTTAAATAGTCTAGTACATTGTCAGTGACGATAGCCATTAACGATTCCTCATAAGATCAACGCCAGCCTTGAATGCGTCAAGCTTTATTTTCGCATTGTCATAATCACCGCGCTGATCATTGGTTTGCTTCTGCGATGCAGCCTTGATTCCAGCATTCACACCAGCAATACGTTCTTGCGACTTAATACGCTCAAGTTCAATTTGTTGCTGCTGTTGTTTTAAGCGAAGGTCTTCTTGATCTTTCATCGCTTTACGCTGAACTTCTTGCTGCTTGATTTGAAGATCCTGCATCTGCGCCTGAACCACAGGATCTTGCATCTTCTGCTGCATTTCCTTCTGCTGGACTTCAGCCTGATCCTTCTGGAGCAATCGTGCCGCAGCATCAGACATAAGCTTGGAGAGTTGAACTTCGATGTCTTCAGGTAGGTGTTCATCCACCGGAGGAAGCTCAACGCCAAGCTGCTTCTCAATCTCTTTGCGATACTGGAAGCCAATGTGTTCATTGATGTGCGCCATAGCAGCAGCCTGGATCTGGCTCGCCATGGGGGACTGACCAACCAATTGCAGGATTTTGGGATCCTGCATGGCTGACATATGAACTTGGATGTGTGCCTCGTGATCCTGATACAGGAACGCCTTAACAGGTTTACCAGAGAGAATGGCCATGTTTTCCGAAACGGGGTCCATTGGCTTCTTATCATTTTGGTCTGGAATGATTTTAGCTGGATCCTGAATACCCAGAACCAGAAGCATCTGCCTGTGCAACTCAGGAAGGTCATACATCTGGGGTGCCTGCTGTGCGAGTTGCAGTGCCGCCTGATACTGCACTACGCGCTGAGACAGGGACGCCGCATTAGGATCAGTGACGGGGATCACATCAATCCGCCCATCGTAATCATCCGTGCGGGTGGCATCCATATCGGTCTCGTACTCGTATGGGCCTTCCATATGGGTACGGATGATATCCACCAGCAGATCAAGCTCCTGCTTCATTGAGGCATGGAGCCGGGCCTGAACCGCCGACATCACCTTCATGGCGCGCTCCATAAGCGCCAGGGTGGTGCCGACAGGAGCGTTCTGATTGGCGTCACCAATCTGAAGATCAGCAATAGAAGCAAACCGCCGACCTTCCTCAACCAAGCCACCCAGGAGGGTGGCAAGAACCTGAGATGGTTCCTTGTATGGGAGGAAGGTGATGCTGTCCTTAATCGCCCCGGACGGCACATCCACATCTCGGAACTCGCCCGGCATCAGCGGAGTGCTGTCGCCCTTAATGCGAAGACCACGGGCCTTGAGACCCGCCGGGAGATTGGAGAGAGTGCCAGCATCAACAAGCTGACGGAGGATCGAGGTCGCGGATTTGGCGATACCACCAATCAGGTGGATCAAGCCAAACGGGTAGAACCCAAACCCAGGGATATATCCATACTGAACGAAGTGCTGACGCTTGATCTTGAATGGGTCGTCTTGCTTCCAATTGCGGTAGATTGAGAGAACCTTACCCGTGGATTTCTCAACGGTAACTACATACGGCAATGCAATCCCGGTCTCTTCGCCGTCCTTGCCAATATCTTCATAGCCAGGAAGATCAAGATCAACGTGCATTTCAAGAAGGATATGGCGGTCATCCATATCCGTGAGTTCTTCTCCAGAGAGTTTATCCTTTGCTCGCTGGATTTCATTCCGGTCAGGGACCGGGGAAGAGAGATCAATATCCCGGTAGAAACCCATCACCTGTAGCTTGCGGATTTCGTTGGGATGCTTCCGCATGATGTGGGTGTAGCGGGTGGCGGTCTGAAGATCAGTGGCGCCATAAGGCGCGACAAAGTCTTCCGCTGGCACATACACCGAGGTGGGACGACCAAGGGTAGGATCAAAGTAGACCTTCTTGAATGCCGCGCCTGCGAGAGGAAGAGCAAACAGCATACGCTCATGCTCGTTCCGGTACTCGGTCATCCTCTCGGTCATCATGTAGTTCAGGTCTTCTTTGACACGCTGTGCCTGACGCTCACGCTCCGGGGTCAAACGACCAACGATCTTGGTCTTAACCGGACCACCAGCCGGGAAGGTCTCCATGATAGCCTGAGACTGAAACCGCACCGCAGCTTCAGCCAAGATCGGGTGGAACACACCACAGGCACCCGGCCAGGGGGAGGAACGGTCTTCGATCTTTAAGCCAAGAAGATCTAATCCCTTTTTGTAAGTGTCTTCCCAATCCTGCCGGGAGCGGCTGTCAGATTCAAAATCACCAATGAGTTCATTGCCGAGAGCGCCAAGATCCCGCTCATCCATATGGTCAGCAAGGTTGGTGCTGAAGTCAGGC